GTTATATGAGGTAGTATTAGAGAAACTTATAATAGGGTAGTATAAGAGGAACTTATAATGATTAAATACTCTAATATATATGAATGTGAGCGCTGTGGTAAACAACGGAGAATAACTAAAAAGCCAAAAAGTGATACAATTTGTTCCCGATGCGGCGATATAATGGGCACGTTGACAGTAAATCAGTTAAAAAAGCTCAATATAGCATAATGAGGTTAAAACCATGCAATACACAGACGAGATTTTAGCGGTTATAGGTGGTTTATATATCATTTTGCGAGCAATCGTATATATAACGCCAACGCGGCGGGATAATTTAGTTCTTGATAGAGTAGATAAGTGGATGGTGAGAATCAAGCTTGTTACTGGTTTATCATTGAGCCAGGGAATCAAGAAACATTCACCAAAACAGTAAGTAAAGGAGCAAAACATGAAAAGACTGATTGTAGCATTCATCATAGCATTGTGTATGTGTGTGAGCGTACAGGCCGCGGGCTTGACGATCTGGGGCATGACGGAGCAAGTAACCTCAGTAAATAGTGATAATGCCCTAACAATGAGGCTCGGTTATGATTTAAGCCTGAGCGACAAGGGCGGATTAGAGCCATTTGTGGGCTTTACATGGTTCCCGCGGGACGATTATCCGGAAGTAATGAGTTTGGGCGCAGTTCAGCACATGGCCGATATACTCGACCCGAATAGCAATCTGCCATTCTTGCCGGATTTGCTGTTGCTGGTCATAACCGAAGATGCGGTATTGAGGCCATATATCGGCGGGCAATTCACGATAAACTTTATGGACCGCGATTCTGGCTTCTTCGAGCTTATTGCCGGTTTAGATGCAATGCTCCAGCCGGATGCGAATTCTTCTATGGTATTCGAGACAAGTTACGGCTCAATGTTCGGCGAACTGTCGGAACGAGCAGACTATGAGTTCATCGGAAGAATAGCTTTCAAGATACCATTCAAAAAATAGCTAACATGCCTGAATTGAAGTGTAAACAGTGCGGATGTGATATAGAGCAATTTCATTCACTTGACGGGTATTGTTTCAAGTGTTTTGCAGGATTGCCACAACAAACGCCCGAGTATAGCACAGCCGAAAGAGTATTAAACTACTTGGCTGATTTACTCATAAAGTACATAGTCAAGCCAATAGCATATATAGTTAGGTTGTTTAAGAAATGAGCGAACAAGACAAAAGCTGTGATAATTGTATTCATAAAGGTATATGTGAGATAGTGAGTGCAGTTCGTTCAGTTATGTTTGAGCGAGGGTACAATTCAAAAGAAAAACAGGCGATACTAAAGAGAGGTATTGCGGATAGTTGCACGTATTATTTATCAATTGAGAAGGTAAAGATTGAATGAGTGAGCAAACAATAGACAGGCAGCAGGCATACGACGGTTCAACCTTACTAAAGAGCGTAGCTCAAGAGGTATTCACAGATAAGATAGTCGAAGGACTAAGCCAATATGAGGCATATTTAGCAGTATATCAAGGTTGTAAGAGTGAAGAAGTAGCACGAGCAGCATCAAGCAGGCTGTTAACTAAGGTTAATATTAAGGCAAGAATAGACTATAAACGGGCTAAAATAGCCGCTAAAATGATGGAAACGTTTGAAATAACTAAGGAAGGACAAGCGAAAAAACTGGAAGATTGCCGTCAAAGGTGCATAAACGCGGGTGATGGTAGCACAGAAGTAGCGGCGATCCGGGAGCAGGACAAGCTATTTGGCCTGAGTATTGACGTTTTAGATAGACCGGATGCAGAGAGAGAGCTTGACAGTGAGCGGCAGCGTTTAGCGGAAGAGGCAGCACGAGCACTGATGGATAAGCGGCTTCACGGTTGTAGCTCTGGTTGTAGTGATGGGTCAAATAGTGAGATATTAGAGCCGAAACAGGCATAATACAACGTTCTATTAAGGCGTTATACATGCGAATAGGGTCGATTACAGTGAGTTGGACTAAGGTAGTGCAAGAGCAGGCAGCAAGGCAGGGGCATGACAATGATCTGCATAGAGCTATGATTAGGCAGCTTACAACAAGGAACATAGAAGTAGAGGCCCTATTGCGTCGCTGGGGCGTTGATAATGGCGTTTTTGGGCAGGGGGAGGGGTATCAGGGGTCGATGCCCCCATTGGCCATGCCGCCGTCTGATATACAGTATGCCGAGAGAAATTTGTGATATTTTAGGATAGAGGTAGTTAAGTCAAGGAAAGTAGTGATAATGGCATTAAAAGGGCAGGCTAAGACGGATTATCAGAGGGAGTACATGAGGGGGCGTAGGTCTAACAAAACACCCGTTATTCCTGTTAGACCCGTAACGTCTCTTGTTAGACCTGCAAACATAAGTGATAATCAGTGGAACTACATAAAGTTTAAGGCTGGCAAGGTAGAGGTAGTCGTTTAATGGAGAAACAAATGGAAGCAAAGGTAGACAAGCGGACGAAGGAGTACAAGGCAATGATACAGAATCCTGAGATAGTAGTAGAGGGTCAGAATCAACCAACAGCAACGGGAGATATTCCGATAGAAGTTTTGGCTGAGGTTGACAAGAGTTGTGGCGATACAGTTATTCACAAATACGAGAACGGTGATCCGGTGATACCTGTGGATTTTCACCAGAAAGAGTCCAATCCGGGCTTTACGGTATGTTCGGAGTGTGGAGGACCGTTGGAGCCGAATGAGGATGGTACGCCTAAGTATCGCAGGCAGCCGGAGGCGTGCTGGGACTGCGTACACGCTCAGGAGAACAAGATTAAATGTAAGGACGGGGTTATCCGTGATAAGGACGCCTGCAAGCGGGTGATGAGGAAGAATGAGAACGATGATGAGGTCTGGGACTGGGTGGCGAAGTAATGTGGCTATTAGTTGAATACTTTGGTGGTGGTATATTTTATTATGGTAATTTTTAAGGCGTGACGGCCTGGGGGGGGCCGCCTTTTATGGGGGTAGAAGTAGACATAACAGCCGAAGAGATGGCGCGGGTGGATGCCGCGTTTTGGGCTTCGGAGTATAACAAGATACGGTTGCAGAAGTGCGCGTATTCTTTTACCGATAGGGAATATCTCTACGAAATAATGACTTCCAAGTTCCCCCGGCGGTGTTATATTAAGAGCGCCCAGGGTGGTCTTTCGACTGCTGAGATTCTAAAGAGTTTCCACGGGATGATATATAAGAGGTTCCCCGGTGGAGTTCTGTACTTATTTCCTACTACCGACGATATGCACGAGTACAGTAAGGGTATCATCGGGCCTATCATCGCAGCCAACAAGTCGGCTATAGGCAGGTATGTAAAGAATATGAAGGGTGCTTCGGACACGGACGCTTTGAAGAGTGTCAACGGGGCCAATCTTTACATGCGCGGTGCGGGCCTTACCCAGATTATCGAAGGAGAGGGTTACGCTTCCAAGTTACAGGGTATTACGGTCGATAAGGTCGTCTTTGACGAAATCGAGTTAATGGACAAGGCCGCTATTGCCAAAGCCATAGCAAGGATGAAGGACTCGAAAATCAAGGAAGAAGTTTACATTGGCAATCCCGGCATACCCGGCAGGGGGATAGATGAGATATATCACGGATCTCAGGATCAGAAAGGTTCCGACCAGAGGCACTGGCACAGGAAATGCCAGCATTGCGGAGAATGGACTTGTGCCGAACTGGCTTTTCCAGATTGCGTTAAGATTCGGCATGATGGTACGGGATACGTGGGATGCTCGAAATGCGGTCAGGAAGTCTTTGTCAGGGATGGAGAGTGGGTTCCGGCGTACAGGGACAATTCCGATTACATGCACGGATACCAGTATTCGTGTTTGACTTCCCCCAATAACGACCCGGCGGTGATTTTAGACAATTTCCTCAATCCGCCGCAGGGTAATCTTGCCGACATTTACCGATTGAGTCTCGGCGTAGCTTACGTCAATACCGAAGACCAGTTGACTATCAGCCAGGTCTTGCAGAGGTGTGGTGCTTTCATTATGGGCAATCAGGATATAGGTCCATGCTCGTTTGGTCTCGACGTTGGCAAGACAAAGAGACTGGTTATAGGCAAGAGGATAGGGAAGAATTCGCATGAGATAGTCAAGGTTGCGAGACTTTCGAGCTGGGACGATATTTCCGCGATGATAACGAAGTTCAACTGCAAGAGCGGCGTGGTCGATGCTCGTCCTTACGAGGATGAGGCTCGAAGATTTCAGACTTCGCACAGGAACATACGGATATTTTTATGTGAATATTCCGAAACTTCAACAGTTGGTAAAACATATAACTTAAATACGGGATTAGTTAAGGTAAACCGCACGGAGATATGCGATGCTACCCACAATTTAGTTTCCGAGGACGGTCTTTTGGTGCTTCCGCGCAGTTGTCTTGAGATTCACCAGTTCGCCGTAGAGGTTTGCAACCCGGCGAAGGTTCTGGAAGTCAATAAGAGGACTAAACAGGCTCTATACAGGTACAGGGGAACGGAAGACCACTACCGCCACGCTCTTAATTACTATTTATTGGCAGCCGAGAAGTCTGCGGTGGCGAAGTCGCGTTTTCAGGGTAAGCAATACGACACATGTGAAAGTGAGTACGCGATAATATGATTGAGATATGGGATGGCCAGACTGATTTAAGACCTTTAGCCGAATCGTGGTTAAAGGAATGTCCCGGCGATTACGACATAGAGAAGGGATTGGATGATCTTTGTGATCTAAGTGGAATGGCCAATTCGGAGTTATTCATACTTATAGATGAAAAACATCCTGTCGGTGCGATGGGTATAACCATTCTCGATATGTTCTTCACGAAAGAGTCTTACTCGGCGGTCAGGTATTGGTACATTTTACCTAACTTTAGATACCGTGCCCCGGAGTTGATTGCTTTTGCGGAAACATGGTCGAAGGAAATGGGATGTACGAAAATGATGATATGCTCGAACAAACTGAGTCTTCCCTGTGACGACTTCTACAAAAAGATAGGTTACAGGGAATTTGAGACTGTTTATATAGGAGATCTGTAATGGGGGGATTATTTTCAAAACCAAAAGCTGCGCCTATCCCGCCGCCGGAAGCCCCGGTAGCGATACCTGAGACCGGCGAGGCCGAAGTAACCAAGAGGCGGTCGATAATGCAGGGCGGCAGGGGTAAGACAATCCTGGCGGGGCAGATGGCCCCGACTAATATATTTAAGAAAAGGTTGTTAGGATGAACGCAGAAGAAATCATAAAACTACAGGAACGTCTTGAGAATGATGATTCGTTACTCAGGAGTCGTTGGCAGGATGAGGCCAATTACATCTTTCCGCGCGAGTCTAACATAACCGATATATCAATGCCGGGCGCTCCTGATAAGGTTACTCTATACGATACTACGGCGGTAACGGAATCGGACAATATGGTTTCGGGATTATTGACTAACTTGGTTCCCGCTGGCCAGAAGTTCTTTAGTTTTGGGACGGACGATGATGAAGTAGAGGAGATGGATGTAGTCAAGTCGTATATGGCGAGGGCCACTTCGAGACTTCACGAGGAATTATTTACATCGAATTACATTCTCCAGCTTACCGAGACTTTAGGCTCATTAACGGTTCACGGTACAGGCAATAGTTATTCCGAGTGGAAGGAAGGTGGTCTTAACTTCACAGATTGGGATATTGCCCGATACCAGATATTAGAGAACTTCGCAGGTGCGGTCGATACGATGATTCTGAAGTTTCCGAAGACTGCGAAACAGGCATATGAGAAGTGGGGTAGTAAGGCAGGTAAATCGGTTGTAGAACTCTTTGAAGGGCCGGGTGTGAATATCCAAAAGCAGAACGATACCTTCTGGTTTATTCACATGGTAAGACCGAGGAAGAACTGGAATCCCCGGTTTGAAGATTCGATGAATATGTCTTTCGAGAGCCAGTACATTTCCATTAAAGATAAGGAAATAGTCGATGAAGGCGGATACCCGGAATTTCCTTACGCCGTGCCGAGGTGGAAAAAGACTACGGGCGAGGCGCACGGTCGCGGGGTAGGGACGATGATTCTTCCACAGGTGAAGATGGTCAATGCCAATAAGAAAGACTTTAATAATTTATCAAATAAATATCCTAATCCGCCTATGGATGTTTTACAGTCTTTCGAGGGTACATATAAGACCTTCCCGGGTGCGAGGAATAACGTAATGGAACTTCCGACTGGTCAACCGCAACAACTTTATCCTAGTGGTTTTCCAATATCTAAAGACTCACTTGAATTCGAGCGCCAGGTTATCAAGGACGCTTTTTACGCCAGTGCTTTCGCTCCACTTACGGGTCTTACGGGCGACAGGAGAAACGAGTTGGAGATTCGGCAGAGGGTAATGGAAGCCTTTAGGAAGATAGGTTCACCCATAGGCCGATTGGAAAGTGAGTTATTCACACCGCAGTTGACGCGATGTTATCATTTACTCGTAAGAAACGGCGCCATTGAGCCACCGCCGCCGGAACTACAGGGCCGGAAGTTGAAGATTATGTATTTAGGGCCACTGAGTCTTGCACAACAGAACGCCGAAGTTTCGGCTTCTCAGCAATGGATAGGCACGGTAGCGGAAATGGAAGCGACGTCTCCTGCCTTTGCCGGTTCTGCGGACAATATCAACGTGGATAAAGCCGTCCGCAGAATGGGCAGGATATTCGGAGTTAACGAGAATGATATAGCGACCGAACAGGAAGTTAAGGCCAAACGAGACCAACGACGGCAGGAACTGGAACGCCAGAAGGCACTTGAGGCGGCCCAGGTGACGGCTGGCGCTTACGGGCAGACTACCAAGGCTCCCGAAAAGGGTAGTGCCGCAGAGAAGATGTCAGGAGTGAAATAATGCCACTTAGTGCAAAAGGTGAAAAGATACTCAGGGCAATGAAAAAGCAGTATGGCTCTAAAAAAGGGAAACAGATATTTTACGCATCCCAGAATAAAGGAACGATAACGGGAACGCACAAGAAGAAATGACTGAATATGATTATATATATACGATAGGATTTCCTTCACCTGACCATGACGTGAATGCTATTTGTGTAACATCTAACAATAGATTGAATCAAGATGATTGCATAAAGAGTTATAACGATTATTGGGAAACAAGGAAAAAGATGGATAAAAAAGAGAAGAAATGACCGAAGACGAAAAAGCACAGCAGTTGGTAAATGACTATAAACAGACCTTTCTTTCTGAGGCCGGTATGAGAGTCAAAGACCACATGAAGAAGATGGCGAGATTCGACGTAGTTATAGTCCCGCAGGACGTTACAGGCCGAATCGACGCTTTAGAGGTCATGCGCCAAGAGGGTATGAGAAGTGTCATAATTGGCATAGAGACGATGCTAAAAAAGAAACCTGATGAAAGTAAAGGAATTCAAAATGAGCAATGATGAAACGCCCCCGGCAGCACCGACAACTCCGGCAGCGAGTCCGTTTAATGCGGACGGTACGTTTGTAGAGAACTGGCAAACACTTGCCCCCGAAGGATATGAGGACTTGAAAGAGGATAAGACGTTGCCGAGGTTCAAGAACGTCTGGGACACAGCCAGAAGCTACGTGAGCGTCAGGAAACAGGTAGGTGTGGATAAGATGCCCCGCCCTAACGAGAATTGGGGAGATGCCGAATGGAATGAGTTTTACGACGCCGGCGGCAGGCCCAAGACGGCTAAAGATTATAACGTAAAGATACCCAAAGATTTCCCTCCTGACAAGTGGGATCAGGTGAAAGCCGACAAGTATCAGGAGATGTTCCACAAGATCGGGTTAAGCAAGAAACAGGCCGACCAGTTAATAGCGTTCAATAACGAAGATGTCCTTGCCACACTTAAAGGCATGGAAGAAAGAGAGACCCAGTTCAATACGGAACTTTGGGACAAACTTCACGCCAAGTGGGGACGAGCCTACGACCAGAACGTATTTCGTGGCGAAAAGGCTATTGAAAGAGGATGCAAAGGCGATGAAGGATTCAAACAACGGATTCTCGATAAGGTCAATAAGGACGCCGACCTGATAGAGTACGTCGCGAATATGGAAAGTTTTTTCGTCGAGCATGGTGTCGTAGAAGACCCAAGTATCCCGACACCGGACGATTTGAAGTCGCAGATTGCCAGGTTAATGGCCGACCCGCGATATAACAGTAAGGAAAAGTCTATACGTCAACCTTTAATAGACCAGGTACAGAGATTATTTGCACAAATGAATAAAGAGAAACAACCCGTCTAATGACGGTTTACGGACAACCCCTGTGTGGCCCCGGAAGATGCAGGTAAGCCTGCCGCGACCAGCGCTATGTAGGAAAGCCCCGCAAGGATAACCTTTCCGCGAACTTAATAGAAACAGTATTGGAAAGGTTATTCAATGAGTACCCAGATTCCAGTAGCCTTTGTTGACCAATGTAAGGCTAACATCCTGATGCTATCGCAGCAAAAGCCTGCGAAGCTGAGGGGATGTTGCCGTATGGAGGATGTAACAGGGGATACTATGTACGTCGAGCGGATCGGCCCGAAAGATGCCCAGCTCAGGGGAGCAAGGCACGGTGAGACGCCGGTTTCGGATGCCGACCACTCAAGACGTAAACTGTCTATGGCGGACTACGTCGTTCCAGCCGATTATATAGACAAATCTGATAGGCTTAAAATGCTTATCGATCCTCAAAGCTCTTATGCCCAAAATCAGGCATTTTCACTTAACAGGGCAATAGACGATGTGATTATCACGGCCTTGTTTGGTGATACGTATTCAGGTCACACGGGCGCTACTACAGTCCACTTCCACGATGTCGGTGAAAGCCGACTCATAGAGTCAAGTGGTGTGATTTGTACGGCAGGCAGCGACTTTAGCGATACGACGGAGACGGCTCTTACTATTGCCAAGTTG